TGCTTTTTCGCCAATCTCCAACTGATCCATCATCATGCGCTCAAGCAACTGGTCGTCCGACATCCCTGTTGCTGTCTCGCGCAAAAGACCGCCAACATTTGCGTCTATCAAGCGTTGTTTGCGAAAGTCTCTCATGCCAGACGGCGATTCTTTTGGCGCTGCCGCCATAGACATTTCGCGCTCACGGGCCATTGTTTCAGCATTTGCGGCACCGCGCTCTATGTCTGCGAGAGTAGGTGCTGGCTTTCTGATGCCAGAACCAAACGCTTGCAATGCCTCATCGCCGCCTTCTTGACGGGTAATTGCCAGTGCAAGCTCTCTGGGATCTATATCAGAAAGTGGTGTATCAAGAGAAACGCCAAGAAATTTCGGAATGTTTATTTTTGCAGCTTTATTTCCAGACGGATCATCTGATGCTGGTGTAAATTTGTCTATAAGTTGCCCTACGTTTAAAGCTCTGTTTGTATCTATCTTAATTTGTTGAAATAAAGCGTTTATGCCATCATTTTTAGTGCCAAATTGAGCGAATCCACCTTTATCAACCCCTGTTACAGCATCCTCTCCATAATACCGCTGCGCTGTTTCAACATCACCTGTTCTAAGATTGCCCGGATTGTTGTTGCGAACATTGCGAACAGTGGTTGACTTCGATGTAGCTGGCGCAGGGGCTTGTGTAGCTATAGTTGTATTTGTCTCCATAACACCGGGCATTCTTTCTATCTGATCATCAACAGGAGCCTCATCTAAAAGTGCCGGGTTACGATAAAAATCAGCAGTGTCTATTATTTGCACGTTGCCAAACCTGTCAATATTTGGCAACGTACTTGGGCCAGATGGCGTAAAACGCTTACCCATTTCAGCAGGGGTAATTTTTTGCGAAACGTCTATGCGCGGCGTATACGTTTCGCTTGCTGGAAGTGTAGTAAACGAACGTAGATTTTGTGCAGCCTGTTGCCCAGCACTCATATCTTCCAGTTGCTCTGGCGTTATCAATCCTTGGCGCAATAGCCTCAATAGCTCGTCTTCTTCGCGGTTGCCCGTGCTAAACATATTCATCGTGTGTACCTATTAGTAGTTAGCAGGTGTGTATGAATTCTTCGGGTCAAACCCCGGCATCTGTCCACCACCGCCCTGTTGCCCACCAAAGCCGCTCAACCCCTTGCCTATCAGACTCGTCAGCAGTTGCTGCGTCAGTGGATCGGACATAACCTGCTGTGCCATACCCGGCCCCTGCATACCGCCTTGTGTGGGTTGGGCGTTTGCGCCGAAGCTCTGTAGTAGCTTGGCCTGTGCCGCTTCCTTTTCCATGCGCTCTTGCTGACGCTTGGCTGCACGGTTTGCCATGATGCCTTGGCCGACGCTAAGGCCAGCTGATGCTAGGAATGGTGCTAGTTGAAATGCCATGTTAGCCCTCGTTGGTTCTGCTAGTTCGATCTCGTCTGTTTTGTTCTATTCTTCTACGGAGAGCATTCTGCTCTTCTTCTGGAACTTCGTTTATTATTTCTCTCAATGCGTCTGTAACTGTCGTTTCATTGTACTTATCTGCCAACTCTGACAAGAGCCGTATCCGTTCAGTAAGTGAAGTTCCACTCTCTCTTATTTCTTTCAAATCAGCTTCAAAGGATTCTCTCGTTCGGGCTTCATCTCCAAATTCTTCACCAAGCCTTTTCGTAAGTGCTAACGCAAGCGCATCATTCCGACCATCAAACTCTGGGTCAGATGCGGCCAATATGCTGCCAATTAGATCCTGTTCGGCTTGTCTACCACCCAATGTCAACTGTCCACCAAGTTCACCCGTCAAACCAGCCGTGCGTAGGCGGCTTTCCAGCGTCTCTGTGCCAGCGCCCGTGTCACCTTCCTCTCGGAAGAGGCCCGTAGCCCCGGCTCTTGCCAATCCTCGGTTCAGCGCTTCGTTCTGGAGGCTACTTTCAATCACCTGCGATTGAAGCGTTTCTTGATCGCCGTATTGTCCCGTTACGCCAGCCTCTTGTATCTGACGTGCTAAATCGTCACTGGCAAGCTGACTTTCCAATGCCCTCTCAGTCGCTGTAGCGCCCCCTCTAAACTGACCCGTCAAACCTGCCTCAGTAGCCTCACGCGCCAAGCCAGCCGTATCTAAGTCACTTGCAATGCGCTGTCCTTGCAGTGTTGTTATGGGCGCGTCTGTTCCCGTAACCACCTGTCCGAATAGCTCTGACTCAGCCGCTTGCTGTGCGCGTAGGTCACCAGAGCGTGCCAACTCTTCACGGAGCGACAACTCACGTCCAGCCAATGTATCCGTTTCGCCAAAACGGCCCGTCAATCCAGCAGCTGCAATGTCGCGTCCTTGTTGCCTATCGAGGATTGTTTCGCCACCTATCTGCTCTTGTAGGGCTGTTCCACGTTCAGCTAAATCCATCGCTTGACGCTGTTGTTGGGCCTGTAAGGTGTCTTGTCCTTGGAATTGGCCTGTAACCCCAGCCTGTTGCAACTGTCGCGATAGCTGCTGGTTTAATATGTCTTCTTGGCCGCGACGCTCTTGCAGTGTTTGTCCACGCTCTGCCAGCCCCATCTGTGCGCGAGCTTGGTCAAAGGATAACGCATCGCGTAGATCGCCCTGTCTGCGCTGTGCAGCAGCAGCCTCTAATGCCAATCGGTTGCGTTCGTTGCCTTCAGCTAAACGTGACAGCGTAGCTGCCGTATCACCGCCCCCACGCAGCACTCCATACCGAGAAAGCTGCTCTATCAGCCCCTTTTCAGCCTCTTGCTGGCGTAGTTGCTGGTCAGCGATCTGCGATGCAAGAATCGGGTCATCAGCAGCACTAATGCGACCCAAATACTCCTGCTCTAACCGCTGTTGCAGTGTGTCTGACGGCCTGTCTACGGCCTGTCTCATTGGACTAAAGCGAGGTTGGCTTGAAAAGGTGCGAAGCCCTGTGTCGGGTTGCCGTGCAGCAGCGTCTGCATACGGGTTAATGTAGCCCGTTGGTGTAGCCCCACCACCGTCTCCTTGTGCGGCAGCGGCGTCTGCATAGGAACTGCGGAAACCAGACACATTGGGCAGTTGTGTAGGTGCTTGTGCAGTAAACATTGCAGCCTGTGCGTCCGTTGCACCAGAAGGTGCTTGTAGTCTGCTTTCAGCCCTGCGGAGTAACTCTCGCTGTTGAAAATTGGGCGCTTGTGCTATCATCATTTCTCGTTGAGCAGATGTGCCGCCACCGTATCCCGATAGCAAGTCTCGCGTACGGTCGTTTATTCTTTGCGCTCGTTGCATATCTAATTGCGCTTGTTGTTCATTCTGCGCTCGTTGCGCTGCCTCCATATCCAACTGTGCTTGTCGCTGTTGGTCTGCTTGGGCTTGTTGGGCTTGTTGCATGGCAAGTTGCTGTTCTAAAATCCCACTAATACCGCCTAACTGCTGATTCTGTGCGTCAAACATTGCTTGCTGTGCTGATGTGCCGCCCGATATGGCATCAGTAAGCCGTTGATTCTGCGCTTCAAACATTTGACGCTGTGCATCTGTAGCTCCCGATATGGCATCAGTAAAACCTCTATTTTGCGCGTCAAACATTTGACGTTGTGCGTCTGTGGCTCCCGATATTGCATCAGTAAACCGTTGGTTCTGTGCGTCGAACATAGCTTGCTGGGCGTCTGTAGCTCCCAACAACGTATTGCTAATATTCCCAAGCTGTTGATTCTGCGCTTCAAACATTTGACGTTGGGCGTCTGTAGCTCCCAACAACGTATTGCTAATATTCCCAAGCTGTTGATTCTGCGCTTCAAACATTTGACGTTGGGCGTCTGTAGCTCCCGAAAAGGCTTGCGTAATTGGGTCTATTATGCCCTGCTGCGCCATCGCCATTTGCTCTTGTGGAGATAGCGCAGGGGCTTGACCTGTGCCTTGTCTCGCGGCCATCTCTTCACCGGGAGATAACGTGGGCGCAGGTGATGAAGGAGGTGGCATATTCGCTGGCGTATTCACCACCGGAGGCATATTGGCTGGTGTATTCACCACTGGGGGTTGTCCACCGCCCTGTGCATCGGCCATTGAGGGCAAATCGCGTGGTGCAGATGTGGCTACTTCTGTGGATATACCCGTTGGCGTAACTGTATCGTTAAAAGGCGCAGGTAGTGTTCCACCGCCTTGCCGTGCAGCCATCTCTTTGGCATAACTCATGCCACTGCGAAGTGCATCGCCAAGCCTAAGCGTAGGCGCTTGACCTGTGCCTTGAGCTTCTGCCATCGACGGCAGATCTCGCGGTGCAGATGTAGCCACTTCCGTGGATCGGCCCGTAGGCGTAACCGTATCATTAAATGGTTGGTTTGCTGGGCGTCGAGCGGCTTGTGCTAATGCCATAGCATTACCCGCATTCGGATCAAATGCGTTGCCCGTAGGCTGGTTGTTCATCCGCAAAGCTTGCTGATGTTGATCCGAAGTCATTCCACCTTGGGGTAACAGATTATTTTGCGTTTGTGGCGCTTGCATCTGTGCCATTGTAGGTGGTGGAGGCGGCGGTGGTAAAGGGGGTGGCATATTGGCTGGAGTATTACCAGCAACCTTGCCCTGCGTCTGCTCTTGGAACGCACCGGGGGCATCGGTGCTTATACCCGTCTTCGTAACTGTATCATCAAGCCCGCCCCCCATTGAGCCACCTGCTATGGCTGACACCAACGGATCTTGCGGAGGCTGATTGGCTGGTTGCCCTGCAAACGGATTAGCGTAGCGCTGTGGCACTGACCGCTGTGATGACTGTGCAGCTGCGGCTTCGGCATAGGGGTTTGTGTATCCGGTCGTGCGCCGTCTATTCCTCGATGTACTGCCTATCATAGGTTCTCTGCTAAATGCCATCACTCAATTCCCGTCGTACGTTTGCGCGTCAACCCAATCGGCCTGTATTGTAGATTTGTGCGGCGAATGGTAAATGTTTCGTCGTTGTTAAAATTGGAAAATCGCAACATAGTGCGTGGATCATACCCAAACAGATCACTATCCGTAGTCAGTGCGCTTACATCGCTTTGTAGCACAGAAGTGTCCAGTGTAAACGTCACATCCAGCGTAGCCCCCAGATTACCCATCGTGATCGTTTCGACGTTAGAAACGATGCTGGCGGCTTTCTGCGTGATGCTGAGATCAAAGTCACCGGTATTATCAAACAGCGTCCGGTTATACAGCCAACGGCACTGCACACTGTCACCAAGGGGCGCAATATTTGCAGTCTCAAAGAAGCCTTGTATAGCTGTCCCGTCGTCGTTGTCACCCGTTTCATGCTTCATGACGTAGCCAGCGAAATCACCTGCGTGAGGAATCTCGTCTATGATGGCAGCGGCATTGCGTGTGAAGTTGTTATAGGGGCCAAACCAACAGTTGAGGCGGTTACTGTAAATAACCACGCTGTTCATAGTGGTCTGAGATGCACCATAGGGCAGAAAGAACCAGATCTGCTCTTCAGCTGGGTAATACAGCGCAAAGGCATATTTCAATCGTGCTGTATTGAGATTTGACCAGTAGCGATCATCCAACGCGAAGCTGATTTTTTCTACCGCTGGCCCTCCCGTCCATTGGTAGATACCATCTTCGCGAAGGAAGATCTGACGCTCGCCCGGTATTGTAACTATCGTGCGCCCTGCTACTGTGCCGCGCTGTGTGCGCTGTTGCTGCTGGAATGGTATCGTTGAGTTACCCGTAGCTGTCAGCGTGTGTATACCATATTCGGTATGTATAGCCAACGTGTTCTGGAATGGCTGTAACCCAGTTACATCATAGCCCATACTATAAAAGCTATGCGCCTGCCAATGCTCTATGTCACCGGCTTCAGACCTCCAGACCCTATCAGATAAACCATCAGTGTTTCCCATCCATAGACGATTTTCCCAGAAAGCAACGTGCTTGGGCTTAGTAAACCGCGCATCATCATCAAGTGTTGCTGCATTATTAGAAGCACCCGTCCACTTAATCGCGTCCGCGTCTTGCCCATTGACTGCCACCAGCGTATTGCCAGCCAACACCCATTGCCAAGTGTAATCATTCCCTGCTGTGATGGTCGTGCTGCCCGTGCGATCCGTAGCCGTGCCGCCTGTTACGTCAAAAAACTTGTCACCGCAAAAAGCAAAGGTCTTTTCTGTTCCCTGTAGTGTAACCTGCCCCAAGCCCGTTACTGTCGCGCCGCTGTTCATTGCGGAGCTATTGTATTTCTCGAACCCCTTACGCTTAGATACTTCACCTGCCAAGCCCACCGTGCAGTTTGCCATATCATACAGGCCGGACGGGCCAATATCTTCGGCTGGCAGACTGTAATTGACGCCCTCTCTCCAAGGGCCGAGGCGCAGTGACTGTGCAGCTATTGGCATTAGGACAACGACCCCTCTGTCGGAGAGTAGCTAAACTGACCCGCTACTTGGTCGTCGCTCCTCCGCATACGGTATTTGCGGTTGCCCTGTATGGCTGCATTCTGGCGAGAGGCCACGCTGATAACGCGCTCCATCTCATTGCGATCTATCGCAGCGCCTTGGTCATCGCCCTTCTCTTGCTTGTAGAGCGACGTGATGCCATGTATGAGCGCTGGCTGTATAACGAGGGGGTAATACGGATCGAGGCTGTTGTTGTCTTCGGCCTCTGTAAAGTCTGGTATTTCGCGGTAGTAGCGATACCCGATAGTATCAGCACTGTCGGGCGTGGGATAGAGCGATACCTGCACTGAACCACTTGCGTCAATGCCGTTGATGGCAACCCAGCGAGGATCGCCATCAATGCTGGCATCGGGGTCAGCTGCATCAATGTCTTGGGTAGACTTGATGATAATGACGTGGTTTTCCGTGACGTTGCGAAACGACAGCGGTGTCAGCACGTCTGAGGCGAGCGAGTAGGTCTGTGTGTCGGCTACGGTAGTAAACGTAGAGGACGTAAACAGCCAGTTCCATTGTTCTCGACTTTGTATGTCGCGGCCCACCATATTGAGGTAGTCACGCGCACTGTCCTTGAAAGTCGAGCTTGTGGTGTTTAGACCTACTCTTCGTAAGGCAATCTGTAGGACTTCAATGTTGGTCATCCTAAAACGGCAGCCCTCATATCAACCCACGCGCCGTCTTCATACCCTTGAAATTTATTGTCGGTGCTGTTGTAGACCAGCATTCCGTTGACCGCTGTAAGCGCATCACGCTCCACAGTAGTCAGTGATGGGACAGTAAACGATGCACCAAACGTAACGGTGTCTGCTTCTAATGTTTCAAACTTGCCACTATTTGTTTCAAGAGCGCCAAATAGTGCAGCATCACCAAAGAATGTAGCAGCGTTTATCTGCCCTACGGTTTCCGACATTTACATCTCAGCGCCCGCCGTTATCTGATCCAGATCGTATTCAGAGAGGTTGTCTCCGTTGTTTTCTAGCCAGCGGTCTGTCCAAATGCGAACAGCTTCCGGGCCACGATCCGTGATGCGCGATGGCGGGTCGGGTATGAAACTAGGTTCGTGTGTTACCTCACCTACAGCCCTAACATGATTCCGCACTTGGCTGTTGGTGACTTTGGATCGGCGCTGACGGGTGTGCGTCTTGTCCAGATCGAGCGCCTTGCGAATTGCTTCTTTCGTATCGTCGCTGCCCTTCAAAATCAGTTGGGCAATCTGATCTGGCGTCACGCTAGCCGTTTCTTCTTTTACGGGTGTAGTCGATGATGCCGCTTCTGCTACTTCTGCTGACAGGGTATGCTGCTGCATACGTTTTGCCATGGTTATCCTCTTTAAATGTTAGATAGTGGTGAGGTAACAGGCTAAAGGTGTGCCAACCTTTTGACCTGCCAACCCCACCACCATCTTAGGTTAATTCCTGTGGCGCTACTAGTAGCAGCCCACCAGGTAAACAGCACAGGTTACAGGCGAGCCGGAATCAGCTTCCAGCGCAAACCCAAACACCTGCTCCTCTTCACCGTCAGCCATCGTATCGGCCAAACCGTCCGTTGCTGAATCAGCAACAACAGCTTCACCAGCAGCAACAGACCCGTCACTGAAGACATCTACTACGCCAGCGATCTGCACAAAGCAGTACGGCGTTGCAGAGATATCTACCGTGCCAAGCGCTACGCCAACGCCACGGAGAGCAATCTGTGAACCGTCACGGTCAGCAGTCACTTCCGTGCCATCAACGCTAGCCGGAGTTACCACATAGCCAACAGCAAGGTCAACGTCAACGACTTTGACCCACTTATACTTCTTGCCGTCGGGGCTATCAAAAATGTTACCAACGCCATGATCATCCGTAGCGGAAGTGGTCGTTGGCGAAGCGTGTAAAATTGCCATTGTTTAACCCTCCCTTAAGCCGTGACGTTGTAAATGACGCCCTGGCGGCGGCGGTTGTTGGTCGTGATCTGAAGACCAACTACGATAAACGCAACCTTTGCCATCTGGTTTGATGGCTCTTTGAAGGGCGTCTTGGCGAAGTTCATGCCAGACTGCATGTGCATCTTCAAGTAGTTGGTGTTCAGAAAGTAGATTTTGCCCGAAGCGCAATCGCGGTCATACTGCACCGGAATGCCACGGAACGAAGGCAGACGGCCGTCAACGCCCGGAGCGTCATTGGCGCTCAAACGCTGGTAGCCGGTGCCTTCAAAAATTTCTTCAAACGAAGCGTAGATGTCGTTCGTTGTGAAGATATTGGTAGGCTGCTCATTGCCCTCAGAAACGTCGTTCCACGTTGAGGCCATGCGGAGCATACCTTCGTAGAAGTTCGTATTTGAGATCGTTTTGAACGACGTATCCGACGTAGCGTTGTTGGACTTGTTCTGCCACCAGCTATTGCCGCTAACAGTGATACCACCCAACGTAGTAGGCGTAGAGGTCGGATCATCCGCAATGATGTCTTGGAAGCCCAAAGGTGCTTTGCCCGTCTGGGCGCTGTAGAGCGAGGAGTTGATCTGGTCGCGCAAGGTCAGCATGGACTGACGGGTCTTGGCTTCCAGCAGTTTCATGGCCGAATCGCTCTTGCGATTTTCCATTTCCTCGGTGTAGTTGATCGTAATAGGTACTGCTGCATAACGGAACGGGTAAAACGCAGCCGTGATGCCGTCTACGGCGTCCGTATTTAGGACATCGTAGCCGCTAAAGTACTGGGCGCTGTTGCCCGAATACATGAGGTCACACTGAATTTCCTTGCCGCCGTTTTCGGTGACAAGCGCACCGCCGCTTCTGAACATATCTAACGTGGGATAAGCGTCGAAGAAGTTGTCGGTCAACTCCTTGCGCTTGGCTCGCATCGTTAGCGTCCATGCGGCGTCCCAAGTTTCGGTCGTACTGGTCGCTGCCATGGTAAATTATCCTCTAATCAAACCCTAGGTTGGCTAAACCCGACAACACCTCGTTGTCGGACATAGGGCCAGCATCCTCACTAGCATCAACCTCTGGCGTAGACCGCACAGCACGTTTACTCGACCTACGCGCCTGTGTATCGCTCTCGCGCAGCTGGGCTGCTTTCTGAGCGGTAATACCTGCGTGTAGTTCGTAGGCTTCTTTCACCGTATAGGGTTGCCCCGTGTTCGGATTATTCATCTTCACCGTAGCAACGATCTGTTCGGTGTAGCCATCCAAGTCATTGCCATACTCATTCCGCGCTTCCTCGACCTGCGTTCCGATGTAACTGGTTTGCTGGTGTTGGACATACTGGTTTGCATACGACAGCTGCTGCTGTAGCTGCGCGACTTGGTTTTGCATCTCTTGCATCTGAGCGCCGACCCTGTGCTGAATAATCTGCTCAACGGCATCAATGCCACGGGCATCTTCTTCAGACAGGTTTTGCCGCATCTCCTGTATGGGATCAATCTGCGGCTGTTGCGGCACGGCCATTTGCTGTAGGCGGTCTGCCCACTGGCCCTGCTGCTCTTCTAACTGACGACGCTGTTCAGCAAGGTCTTGCTGTGTGCGCGTAAACTGCGCCTGTAGGTTTTTTGCTAACGGGACTAAGCCCTTGTATTGTTCTGGAACAGCTTCGACATCGCCTCTCAGCCAATCGTGCTGTTCCGGGTTGAAATCCGACGTTTCGCTGTCAGAGTGTCCAGTGCTATCAGACCGTGCCGGAGCAGACGTGTCATCCGTGAACAACTCGACCGTGTTGGCCGACTGTTCCGTAGATGAATCTGCTACGGGTGACGAGTCGTCTGCGCTGGAGTCTAGATCCAGAATCGCTTCGGACATACCTACTTGTTCTCCTCGTTATAAGCCTGTTCCGCAGCAGCGACGGCCTCTTCGGGCGTGTTCCCAAACGAGGCTGGGTCGGTATTGCGCGGAGCAGAGTTAGTTACATCAGAGCTAATGTGATTCCGTGAGCCACCGACACTATCGGCGCTCTCGGTCACGTTGTATTTCTTCAACAGTTCTTGTTTATGGCTGTATGACTCAACAACTTGTCCAAATCCAGCGTGGAACTTGCCATACATGCCAGAGTGCGAATTATGGATAAAATTGCTGGTTACAAAGATCATCCGCGCCGTGCCGTCGCATTCTGTGCAAGGCAAAATGCGTTGTATCTGGGCATGGGTGGCTGACGGCACATCTATTTGCCGATGGCCGCACTCTTTGCATTCGTAATCGTGAAAAACCATGGCCTATCCCTGCCCCGGTGCGTTTTGTAACTGTTGGCTGACCTCTTGCGCTTGGCTCCGCACTAACGAAATGATGCTGCCCTCGCTTTCAGAGCGGTCTGACCCAGCTGGAGCTGATGGCGCTTGTCCTTGAGCCATCTGCTGCAAGAACTGCTGGTGCTGACCAACGTGATTTTGCACAACCTGCAACACTTGCTGCTGTTGCTGTGGTAATAATTGTTGAAACTGCGGCAACTGCTGTATCTGGCTGTGTATTTGTATGTGTAACTGGTGATTTTCATTCGGCGTAACGCCCGGATCACCGCCACTTATTAAATAGGCCACGTTTTCAAGGTTAGCCGCCTTGATCGTATCGCCGTCTTCTTGGTTGCCAAGGTATTTTTCGGGGTCTTGCACTCTAAAAGTGGACAACAGCCCCTTAATGGCTTCGATGCGGTTAATTTCTGGCAGATTGATCGTGTAGTTAAACAGCTGTAACGCATCTTGGCGCTCTAACTGCTCGGTCAGTGGTTGCATCGAGCCTGCGTTGATCTCAATCTTGTATCGAACGCGCAATAGGTCTGCTGTGACCGCCTCGTAGACCGGATCTTCGGTGTCTCGCGCTACGTTGACCAAAAACTGCTCTGGCGTGTAACGGTCATCGGCCATCATACGCAGTGTGTTACGCACAATAGAGCGATAGGCGTTAGCTACCGACTGCTGCATCCATTCACGGTTGATCTGGCTAAACGATGCCTGTAAGCTGGCCTGTGTGGCAGTAACCTTAGGCCCACCTCCCATCGCCAGCTGACTGACGTTGAGGCTTTGCTCTTCGTAGCTACGCGCATCGGACTCAATGCCAAGTTGATCGGGCGGTGGGTTGCCGAAATTCATCTCGCGCATGGATGTGTTGGGATCTTCAACCCAGATGATCTCACCATCGCGGCCCGACTCTAGCGTATCGCCTATGTCTTGGTTAGCTTCGCGCTCTCTACGAGAGGCCAGCACAATGCGTTGAAAACGCTTGAGCAAGTCTGCTCGGCGTGATACCGACTCTACAATCAGACTCTGCGTATCTTCGACGTACGCCATGGGCGGCTCGCCGTAGAAACTCTTTTCCGTCTGATCAAACTTAATGGCATGATACGGGAAACCGCCGTCTACCAGATACCCACCAGCAGGTTGGAACTCACCCGTCATCATTGGTTCGCCCGTAAACGGATCTGGCTGCGTCACAGGCTCCATCGCAAGCATGGGGTGGTCTACTTCTTCGATGGGTTCAGTAACGCCGTCAGCGAACGTAATGCGCTTCTTATGTAAACGGTCATGCACCTCATACAAGCAGACCATTTGCCCTCGCACCTTAGCCGATGTAACTGCATCATGCTCGTCCGAATACTCAGCGTCTTGCGTTTCGTAGAGAAACGTGTCTTGCGAGCCATCGTCCGACATTGGTTGTATCTGACGGCGGTTTACAAAACGTGAGTCTTCGCGCACAAACTCCAACGGCACAACCATCTTCTCGATAATGTACCGCGCAGAAGACATCTTGTGTGGAGGCGTTAGTGGATCGAGGTAGATATTAAACGGCGATACACGATGCACATACGGGAAGTCGTTTTCGGCTTCGTCGTTGATCGTGTAGGGCGCAACAATGTCCTTGTCGCCGGGTGGGTTGTAACCAAACTTGAGCCAGCCCACACTACAAAAGAGTGCATCAAATATGGCCTGTTGCACCTCGCGCTTGGCGTCCATCTGCTCTAACGCTGCGTTGGCTACGCGCTCTAATATTTCAGCAGCAAACTCACGCCCCGGCTCCTCAACCTTGAAGAAAACGTGCGGGTAGTTAAACGAGACACTGGCAATAATTTGACGGGCAAGCGGATACATGCGTGAGATCTTAACGATCTTATCATCGTCCAGACCCGGCACGTCAAAATCAAGCTCATACGTCTTGAGTAGCCGCCTCCACGTCTTATGGCGCTGCCGCATGTATTTGCGGCTATTTTCTATAGCGCCTTGCCAGAATTCTATCTCGCGTTGCTTCAACCTACTTACCTTTGCCGCTCTTCTTCATGTTGTCTGAACCAGCCGCCTTGGGCTTTACCGCCTTGCCTTTGACAGACTTGTTCGGCTTGGTCGTAGTCGGTGTGCCGTTGAAACCCTTCATCGTCCCTGCTCCTAAGTTTGGGCCAGTACGCATCTGCGCCCCGACCACTGTGTTAGGCCGTGGCATACCGCCCATTGCGTCTGCCATAGCCCATGTCCAACATATCTATCGCTTCTTGCCCCGTGCCTTCGTAGGGCATTTCATCGGCCTGTTTGTGAGGCCGATAAACGTGCATCATCGCGTAGCGTAACTCGTCTGCTGCATGGTCTTCTGCCGTAGTGTCCAGATCCTCTGGATTCTTGCTGCTGCGTGGCAGAGCTGGCATGGTGCGACAAAGCGCATCGTTCCAGCCGTTAAACACATACAACTGCTCTTTTATCAGCGCGTCGTTGACTACACGCCATCCCGTTACACGGTCATTGTTGGCTCGCGTCAAAAAGATGCCGTGTTCAGCAAACACATCTGCCGGTGAGTGGTTGATCACCTCACTCAAGCGCCGTCTGACAAACATCGACGGGTCACAGTACGTTGCCTGTGG